ACCGGAGGCTTTGAAAGAGATAGGGTTTTAGATAAATTAAAAATTGCTGAGACCGACTTACCTTTTTCGTTTAAAGATATAAAAATCAGTCACAATGATTTTGCTATATCTGATGTATACAATGATAGTATACGTAAATTATATAGTAATTATTTGTTTCTTATAGCAAATGCAGAAATGACAACCCAAACATCTCCTACTACAGGTGATTTTGGATATTGGTCTCTTGATACTACGCTTACTCCTGAGCTTTGTTCGGTCGCAACTCTCCCAGTAACTGGTACTAGTACACCATTATTATCTAGTACCAAAGAAGTTCATATTGCTAAGAAAACTTATACTAATGATAGTAATGATTATTTTTTATATTTTAATTATAGTCCGAATCAATCGATTGTACTTGAAAGTACTACTACATTAAGTTCACCTAATACATTACTTTCTGGTAATTATGTAGAATTTAATAAAACATTTAAATTTAAAAATGTTGTTAGTGTAGATACAGTTGGTAATTTATTATTTGTTCTCGATCAAGGATTAAATTCAGCTTTTAAGTTTGATATAGCTGGTTTAGTAACTAACGACCCTGCGTTGAAACGTACTGGTATAGACGATTCAGATCATCCAGGTCGGTATTTATTAAAAACAATTGGCGGACAAGGGTTATCTCAAACTAAAAATAAACTCCTTAGTGCAACATCTTTATCTGTGCATGATGATAGAGTGTATATACTTGATAATGGACATAATAGTTTAAAGGTATTTGATTTAGATTTTAACTTTATTCATGAAGTTAGTTCTCCGTCTAAATTTAATAACCCTAATACGGGTAAGTTAGTTTCTATAGTTGTTGATGAAAAAAGCGACACAGATATAACACCTACAGGGTATATACTTTCAAAAAAAGGTAAAGTACTTGAATATGATGTACAAAACAATGTAATAGAAGAACCCTATTCACCGTTTGATATATATGATACTAGGATGCAAGCTGTTACTGGTTTCGAAGAATCTAAAAATTTCACTAAAATAGTGAATAGTAAGTCTTCAAAAAATATTTTATATATTAGTAACAATAAAAATATTTTCAAGTTCTATAAAACTAATTTCAATCTACCAATAACTACATTTGACTTTTCTAAAGCAAATTTTATTCTAGGGACTACGGACACTGAAACACCGAGCGCTAATAAGATTTTATCATTTGATAGTGCACTGCATAATGATGCTGATTATTTAACAGTTACTACTACTCCTCTCTCTGCGTTAGATACTAATAATGTATTTATATCTCCGACTGTTACATATGTTTTTGGCGATAAGGATATATCAACAAAATTATATCATGAGAATTTTTATACTAATTATTTTAGCTTATCAGATATATTAGTATTGCCTCAAGAGACTGTAAGTAATATAACTTTTAATAAGACTACTAAAAAATTAATTTATAATCATTTTTCATTATTTGAGAATTTAAATAAAAAGATTTATAGTTATTATAATGATGTTAAAGGTACGTTCCTTATGCCGACACTGTGTACTATAAATTACAAGGCTTTTGACTTACCTTCTAATTTTACTATCGATAGTAATTTTTATATTGGAGTAAATGAACCACTATTAACTGACGTGGTTAATAGACCGTTAGAATTATTATACAATCAGCAGGTGGATTTGTTTAATTTAATTAAAGAAGAGAGTTTAAATAATAATCCACCTGCTGAGATACCAGCTCGGCTACCTGGTCAGAATGAACATGCAACTAATGTTTTATCTTTAACTTCAATTGTCGAAAATGTTGAAGGTGGCTCCGTTATTAATATAGGTGTTAAGAGGGAAAATGATATTAGTACAGCCAATTCATGTTCTTTTAGTTATTATACTACTCTTGGTACAGCGGTCGCGACTGATTTTTTTCCATTTGTAGAAAACTGGACGCTGAGCGGTTCGGATTCTTTTAGCAGTGGCGAAACATTAAAGCCTTTGATATCTATAGGTACAAACAAATTCTTCTCAGGTGATGATAAGACATTTAGCTTTGTAATAAAACAAGAATCTAATTGTGTAATTGATCCTACAGCTCAAGTCTGTGCTATTACTCTGACACCGAAACCGACTTCGAAATATACTTTAAGTTTATCAGGTACTAGTTGGGCAGTAAATGAAGGAAACACTGTACGTGTCGGTATTACAAGAGATGATCCATATGGAGATGGGGAATATTTAGAAGATTCTATTTGTAATATTGCAGTAATACCGTTTTCGAATATAAGCAATAGTGAGTATGCTCCTCATGCACCAGTTGCGAAAGCATATGATTATACTATTGATGAATATGAGGATTTTGGTATTCCTATTCCTGCTACACCAGGTACGTTATCTGCTGGTGAGTTAAGCGCTAATAGTACATTGCATTTTACAAGAGGTGTTTCTTCTTTAGTGTTTGACTTAAGCGCCCAGCCAGCAGGAACCGGTTCTTCTGACGAGAAGGTTGTAAGTATAGAATTAAGCAATCCGAACGATGCATCTACATTAGGAACAACATATGGGTTGGCGAGGATTAATGAGGAACTCAAGACAATACATTTATTTTTATCTTCTATATCTGCTACATATGAATCAGGCCCAGATATAGGAGGTGGGCTTGCAGTTCCCAATATGTTAAGTTGTGTTAATGTATGGGAAGCATTATCAGCCAGCACTGCAGAAACTAATACTGTAGCATGGTCTGCAGTATCAGCAACGAACCCAGTTAGTGCAACATTTACAGTTCATAGTCCGCTATCAGTATTTTCTGTATCAGCGGTATCAGGGGCTCTACAATTTGATGCTCCAAATATTGAAGATGGTAGTATTCAAGATTTTGTGTATTTAAATAATGGAATTGAGTTTATTATTGAGTCTGGTAGTGCGTTGGTCGGAAAAGGAGGCCTAGGAGGCCATGGTGCCTTACATTTATCAGGATTTGATTTTACTAATACAACAGGTCCCGGGGCTGGAGATTTAAGTGCTAGCAATAAAGCATCATTTGACGGAGGCCCAGCTATTAGTAATTTTGATACGTACTTTAATCAATATATAATTAGTAATAGTGGAGCTATTTATGGCGGAGCTGGAGGAGGCTCCGGGGGGTTATTAGGTGTAAGTGCTACTGGCATGGATCATGTATCTTCTTTATCAGCTGGCGCGGGTGGTGGTGGTGGTGCTGGGATTCATTTAACCAATTGTGGTTCGGGTGGTTACGCAGGTATTCACAGTATAGAAAGCGGTGATGATGTTTTTGAATATCGTAGAACATTACCAGCTGGGGACACGCGTGGTCATTTGACGATAACTAATGATGGTAGTGACGGACAGGTTGAAGGCGGTAGCGTTGCCCCTGCGGGAGTTGGTGGTGCTGGTGGTGGGTTTAAAGTTGCTACAGTTATTGTGTCAGATACAGGAGTGACAGCAGGCGATAATACAGTTACATTAACTACGTATTCACCCATGACTGGGTTATCGGGTGGTGGGATCGGCCTCCCCGGTGATACCGACACTGTAGAACCAGACTCAATTGATGGTAGTTGGACAAGTACATTAGCAGAGGAATGGAAAACAAGAACCGGCGGAGCCGCTGGTTATATATTAGACACAACGAGCCCAGTTCTAACTACTAGTAGTACTGGTACCTTTTCAGGTGCTCAAGGTACGATTGTATAATTCCTCTATAGTATATAAGTATATGTAATGAAGTTCAGTTCCACAGCACAGGATGCTCTTGCTTCGTCTAAAGCTTATGCAAATGAATTTAAAAGTAGATATGCTGGTACCGAGCATTTACTTTTAGGTTTAATTGAAAGCGACGATTGTATTTTAGAACAAACTTTTAGGCGATTAGATGTAGACGTAACACATTTAAAAGATATTGTTATTAGTATTTTAAATATAGAAGAAACTAATAAACTTTTTAATCCTGAATCAGGTCCATCATTTACACCTCGAGTTTTACGTATAATAGATTTTGCAAAACGTTTAGCTCAAAAGCTTGAAAAAAATACTGTTGATGTAATTCATTTATTCTTATCTTTATTATATGAGAATGATGGTGTTGCTACATCTATTCTTATGGAGTATGGATTAAATTTTGATAATGTAAAAAATGCTATACAAAAAGAATTAGGTGATATTAAAGCTAATACTGGTCTAAATAAATCTAATATACCAGAGAGCTTAGAGCCTTATTTTATTGATTTAACTTATCAAGCTTCAACAAATAAATTACAAAGTACATTTTCAAGAGATGCTGAATTTGATAAAATATATCTTGTTTTAGGAAAAAGACATAATACTAATCTTATTATTACTGGTGAACCTGGTGTAGGAAAAAAATCTGTAGTATATGAATTGGCGCGAAGAATAACTAAAAAACTTACACCTAACCATTTACATGATAAAAGGATCCTCGAACTTAAGCTTAAAACACTTATTGGTGGTACAAAGTTTAGAGGAGATTTTGAAGCTAGAATGGACGTCCTTCAAGACTATCTTAAAAATAATACTGATGTAATTTTATTTATTAATGATATTGCTCTTATAACTCGTATTGACGGTTCAGCTAATATAGAAGAATATTTCAGTGAATTGTTTAATAGTGATGATATTAATTTTATAGGTACATGTACATCAGATGATTATAAAAAATATATTGATGATATTACAACTATTAGTTCTAATTTCGAGAACATAGTTGTTAAACAAACTAATTTAGAAGAAACAAAAGGAATTTTATATAATATGATTCCTATGTATGAAAAATTTCATAATGTAAAGTATAATAGAAATATAGTAGAAGATATTGTTAAATTATCATCGCGGTTTATTTTTGATAAAAGCCAACCTGCTGCGTCTCTTGACTTATTAGATGAATGTGGCTCTCATATTAAAAATCAAATATCTAACACATCAGAACAAATTGTACAATTACAGCTGAAAATAGATAGTATACAAAAACAAAAACTTGTAGCTGTGGAAGGATGTAATTTTGAAGATGGTATTAAGCTACAGCGAAAGGAAACAACTCTATCTAATAAATTAAAAAAAGAAGTAATTAAGCAAAAGGCTGTTGAATTTGATAAAGTTATTACAGATGATATCGTAAGAGATATACTTAGTATTAAAACAAGTATACCTATAAGCAATATTAGAGGAAGTAGTTTACCTGATTTAAATAAAGTAGAACATTCTTTAAAAGAAAGATATATTTCTCAGAATAGAGCTATTACATCATTATTACATCATTTTAAGAGAGTTAAAACTGGACTACAAGACCCCAGCCGTCCATTAGGTTCTTTTCTTTTTATTGGTCCGACTGGTGTCGGTAAGACGTATTTGTGTGAATTAATTTCTGAGTACTTTTTTTATAACAAACAAAATTTTCTTAAGATAGATATGTCAGAATTTATAGAACCACATTCTACAAGTAAATTAATTGGCTCACCACCTGGTTATGTAGGTTATGGTGATAGATCAATACTTTGTGATTTTATTAAAAATAATCCATATAGTTTACTTTTATTAGATGAAATTGAAAAGGCTCATCCAGATGTTATTAATATATTTTTACAAGTTTTAGATAAAGGAGAGTTAACTGATAGCGTAGGTCGTAAGATTAATTTTAAAAATTGTATTATTGTATTTACAAGTAATATTGGTTCTCAATTATTTGATAAGGATTCTATTGGGTTCGGTGGTACAGCAATAAGTTCTATAGATTTAGAAAATGCTTGTCAGAAATTTTTTAAACCAGAGTTTTTAAATAGACTAGACGAAATTATTAGATTTGAGCATTTATCAAAAGAAGATATATATAATTTAGTTCACATACAATTAAATGTTTTTTCTAAAAAATTACAGGATATTAATAATATAGAGTTTACTTTAACGTCTGAAGCTCAAGATTATATAGCTCAACAAGGCT